AAAAAAGCCGCAATCAAAACTGCCGTCGATGCCGGTGCAACGATCATAGACTAAGGCGGCACCCCATCGCGCACTAGCGCCGCATTGCCCCGACTCAGCGCGGGGCTTTGCTGGTAGGAAACTTTAGGAGAGAGAAAAATGTCAGTTCACGATGATATATACAGCGCCATAAAACTGCACGACCACGACCCCGACAGACCATCAGACTACGGTCGCGAAATCTTAGATTTTATCGCTTATCATTTTGACCTTCGACCCTTAACGCCAGCGGCTAGGGAAGCGGTTAAATACGCCGGGTCAAAAGACGAGCGCGTGTTTCGGTCAGACGATCCCGTCGAAAACGCGGAACAAGGGGGGGAGTGATGGCTGCATTATCAAACCCTGAGAAACAGGCCGCATTTTACAACCGTCAGAAGGAGAAGGGATTGCGTAAGGAGTGCGTTTATATCCCTGACACTGAAGAGGCCAAGGAGTCGCTTAGAAGCCACGCATCCAAGCTGGTGAGAAAACAGGCCAAAGAGTCAGGCTAATCATTCGGCTAGGAACAAGGCTCGTTCTGAGGCGCGGCGGCGAACCAATCCCTTGAGGATTCGGCCAGCCGCCCGTCTCCATTTTGGGAACTCGTCAGCCGCGTCTTCATACTGCCCCCGATTTAATTTCATGCGGAGAGTCGATCTTTGCAGATTGCCTGTGCCTACGTTAAAGGCGAAACTGCACAGAGCGGAAAACATATTCTCAGTCAACTCCGCTTTGATAAGGCGTCTAATTCCTTTCTCAACGTGCGTGATTTCTTTTCTGAGCAAAGCTGTGCCTTGCTCCTCATCGATGTCAGGGTGATCCAGGGTGACAGGATTGCCGTCAATATCCCATGTGCTACCCCATCCGATAGTGGGTCTGTTTGCCGCGCAGAGGTATGGGCTTGAGCGCCACCCCTCGTACCTCTTAATAATTGCCAGACCGGACGCATTGATGTGTCCGTCCCACGCGGGATCGTGCTTGTCTAAAAGCGACTCAAAGAACGTCATTTTCTATTAAAGGTTCTGGAGCCAAACCAAAAACTTACGATTCCGGCAAATAGAGGGGCCATTCCATCAGCGGCCCACAACAAAGAAAACATTGCGTTGTCGATGTAGCCAAATGCCAACAACAGAACCAATGTAAAGTAGGAAAAAAACACGCAATATGTGATTACCGGCCTGACAGATGCACTAAGGTTTACACACCATTGAGATGACTTTCTTGTAATGGTGGCGTGTTCCTTATGAAGCGTTTCAGTCTCCCGAATATCCGCTTCAATATCCATCATTTGCATTTTCTGATTTCCAAGCTGGATTTGTTGTTCCAACTGCTTGTCCATCATTTTTAATTCATGGATTTGGTCGCGCTTCATTTCGAAGAACCCCAATATCTTGGGGAGAAAACTCGTACCAAAACCTAGAACGCTGCTAATTAATGTAAGTATAGCCGCCTCCTCTAATAGCCAAAATCAACAGGGATGCGCCATTTACAGGCTCCCAATATAACAAGGATTGCCAACAAGCTAACCGTCTGGCGCATCCCTTAGATTTCCTTTTTAGGCTGAGAAAAATCTATCGTGGTACACACCGCCGCCCACTGCTTGAACCCACCAAGCGCCTGTTTCTCGTTATAGTATTGCTGGGTGAGAGCTTGCGAGGGGCAGGTTTTGACCGGCATAGCCGTGACATCGTGCGTGCCATCGTGTCCGACAATGAAAACGACAAGGTACAGCATTTTCATGGCCCTGTGCCGTCCATCAAGCCACGTTGTTTGTCTTTGAGTTTTTCAATTGAACTGCGGACTTCTAACATATCTGTTTGCAGCCTTGTGATATTGACGCCATTGCTCATATCTTTCTCTATTCGCCCTTGAATCTTCTCTACTTGACCACTCAACACCTCAATCAAAAGATATTGTTCTTGGTCTGCGCTGGCCTGACCTAGCTCACCCCGAGGCCACTTGATGCGAAACTCGTTGTTCTTTGCAATGTCTGCTTGTAGCTCTTTGAGTCCCGTTTCTAAATCCTTGGCTATCAGCTTTTCGAATGTCTCTAGATTGTTCAGCCGCTCGACCACGCCAAAGTAGCCCCAGACCCCAATGCTTACAGCCGCTACAATGCTAATCAGATTGCGGATAGGCATCGAAATAGCAGAGCTATCGCTGACGCTTATCTGGTCTGCGGTCCTTCTACCTCGGCCAGCTTCTTCGGCCATTACTGTTTGCCTAGATGTTCAACAGGGAGCCACTTGTCGCCGTCTTGCCCGGCGTCATACTTTCGGAGAACCAGCTTGCCTTGGCCGCATTCCCAGCGTGTGCCGACCGCGTGACCTTGGGAGCGCAATATCTTCCGCTTGACCTTTAAGCACTCAGCCATGCCACCCCGTGGGGTGTACTCCTTCAACTGGCCAGATATGAACATGTGCAGTATCCAACCCGCGAAGACCTTCTCATCAGCTTTGACGCTATTGCCAAAAAATGTGAAACAGAAGAAGACCAATAATAATAATCTTGCCATAATCTAGATTCCATATTGCGGAGTTGCCGCCAAAGGTGTCCTCCCACCAGCGCAGAATCTTATCCATTTTTCTCTTTTATTGCCTGTCTCCACCGCCAGACAAGAAATGCAAGCGAAGCCGACAGGAGGGCTATGCTTAAAAGTGTGTCTACAACGCCCAGCCATGAAAGGGCCACAGCACCAAACCCTTGGGTCGCCGCCGCTACGTCTTTAACTTCCATCGTCTTCTCCGTTAATTTTGTGGTCGAGCATTCTGTCATCACCGACCACTCTACGGAGATCGTGACCACTTATCTTGGATGAGGGTATGTATTGCCAAGTGCGGCCATACTTCCCTTGGCGCTCAAAAATAGTTTCTTTCAGCCCTATGTGAATAATTGTGACTTTTTCACCGTCCAAAATAATTGTGTCCATAGGCTCAAAGCCTGGAGTTAATTTCCATTTAATTGCTGCAATTAGGTCAGACGACCAGTCCCGTATAGCAAGACCCACGGTCACAGTGATTATAAAACCAACCCACGCCAGCCAAGACTGCGGAATTTCAATCTCAGGCATCTACACTACCTTACGGCTGGGCCTGACGTTGCAGCCCAATAGAGAAACGACCCAATTCCTCCGGCTATAAGAATTACAAAGCCCCCCTTGAGGCACTCCGTACCAACTTTTTTCCAGAACTCTACCCGCTCCTCTTGGGCTTGCTTTGCAGCCTTGCGGCGTTCAGCCTGTGCCTTCACTGCCTTCTTTTGTTCAGCAATAATGTTGCTCCACGTACCCTCGCCAAAACGCTTATCTAGCGATTTTGCAAGCGACCTGAGAGCCTCTTGATGTTCTTGCTCATGGACATACCGTTGAGCAACCGCCGACAGGCTGGCCTCATCCTCGTCGGACTCTCCTATCCGCTTTGCAACAACGTCTTCGTTGTGGCTGCGCTCAGAGGCTTGCGATTGGTGCTTAACATCTTTTGCCGAACTAAAGATTTTATCAATATGACCACTTATTTCGCCAATGTCGTTGGCCGTCTCAATTGCCGCCTTGCAAGCACTAATCGCGCCTTTTGCCGCAGCGAACGATGCGAGTAATATGGGGTCCATATTTCAGCCCCTTCCTCATTTCCGTAATTTGGGCAAGACGGCGCATTCGCCACATTTGATCCGCAAGTGTTTTTTGAGACAAAGGGTAGTGGACGCTACCAACTCTTATATAGGCCACGCATTATCAGGAGCCTAATTCGGGCCAATCGTACAGAATACCAGACTTGGTAGTCTTGCCGTCACTGTCTGTTGTCCATTTAAGAAACAGCGCCTCAACCGCATCGGTGTCTGCGGCGTTATCAATAGCCGTTTCCATCTCTGTTGCTTTAGTGCGGATAGCGTCTCGATACGTCTGAATATTAGACGGAATCGCTGTGCCTTTGTCGGCCTTACGCACTACAGCCCAATCGGTTTGAAAGAGTAAGGATGCCTGTTGACTTTTAACTTCATTCTTGAGGCTACTTTTGACCCCAAGCGTTACGAGTTGGTTCCCGTCGCTATCAAGAATAGCTTTCCCGTCTTTATCTACTTCATTCACGTCGGCCAAAGCCTTGACTGTAGAGGCAACGCTCCCATCCGCATTGTGCGAGGAAGTGTAGAGCCTCTGGTCAGGGAACGACTGCATTACAACTTCGGAGATGCCCGCCGCTTTTTTCTCATCCTCCGACCAAATATTCCAGTTTTTAGGCTGAAGCGTTCCATCGGAATCCCTCCACGCCCGTCCAGGCCGAATTGTCTGGTCACCGACCTTAAAGATCGAAGTCATGTTTTCATCTCCGTTGTTGAATTAATTATCTTGCTCTTGCCTGTGCTACAGTGTCTCCACCGAATGGATGCTCTGCAAATGCTAGGTAAATATACGTCCCCCCGGAAGCGTTAAACGTCACAGATGAATCTCTAATTTTAAATCCATTCGATATAAAATCCATGTTAATTCCAGAACCATCAGCAGCACTTTGGTCAATAAATAACGGCGAATTAGTTGGGTTGTACGGACTTCTAACCGCATCATTAACAGGCCAGTTTCCGGTACTATCTGTTCTTTTGCACATGACCCAAGCTGGCCTAAATCCAGAACCACCGTCATCAACAACCACCACCGGACCATCAGAAGAGCCATTTCCTGTATAAGTTCCGCAAGCAATCAAGCCCGGTGTCTTAGCAAAACAATACGCAATATATGCGGCATCATTGTCTCTGTCAGAACCAATGCTAAATACAGACGAAGTGGGTGCGGTATTATTCCACGGCCCTGATCCAGCACTTTTGGCATTGGTAAGACTTAAAAACAGGTTATTTGTCCAACCAATGTCGTCACTACCAACTGACCAATTCTGATCCCCCACAGACTCCAACACTTTAAGTATGATAAAGTTTGGTGCGCGTGAAAGGCCATGACCCAC